GTCTTATACAAACTAATATGCACAACCGATCAAACAGATTTTGAAAAGGCCCCCCTTTGTTATACTCTGCCTAGGGCGAAAAATTTTTCGCAAAAAATTATCAATTTTATGGGTTATTTTAACCACGGGTAGGAAGGTGGCCGCTAAACCAAATTCTAAATTTCGGCGTGTCACAATCCACGGGAAAACGTACTATTTCTACGAGATCCGGTGGATAGACGTCCTAGGTGATACAGGCCACGCTTCGTTAAAGGAGTTTGCTGACATGAAGCCTGCGCGTATGGTCACGAACGCTTATATATTTAAGAAAGACAAGAAGTTTATCTGGACGTTCGCCAGCTATGATGTGCATGACGAAGTGTTTTCTGACAGGAACCTGTTTCCTGTTGGTGTTATAGAGGGGTTGAAACGAATAGCCATTACCTAGAGAGGGGCGTTGAGTGCTTGCAAAGAAGAAACCGAACGAATTGACGGTCTTATAGTGGACGCGGAGATCGAAAAGATTGTAAAGAAACGGGCCGTTGCGGATAAGAAGCATATTCCTGTTGTGTTGGTCACTCCTGATTTTGACACGCCTCTACCTCCTTCTTACCCACGTAAGCGGAGTAAAGCTCCGACAATAAAGGAGGGGGCTCGAATAGCTGCGGCCACTTCTAAGGCTTTGAGTGAACTAAAGTTAAGAGGAGATCAGTATGAAGAAGTTGTTGAAAATGGCGAGAGCGTTCCTCGTCGGGGCCGTAAGTATATGCAGGAGCCTGAAGAAGAAGATCCTGCAGACCTTCTCGCGGCTCAACGCATATTTAACGCGTCTTATGGGAAAGATTCGAGCGAAGTACGCGGCGCTGGTCGGTTGTTTGAAGACCTGGATGATCGGCCTAGGGGAGTACCTAAGAAGCTGGATGAAGTAAAAGCTCCCACTACTGGACTTATGAACTCCCACACGGCGGCTAAATTAGGGGCGCTTCTTACGGAGTACGATAAGCAGGTTGTCGCGGATGCTGTTCAGGTGCGCCATTACGTGACGAACAAGCTGCTTGAGGTATCAAATTGTGGAGAAACGCGATTTGAGTTGCGGGCGCTTGAATTACTCGGGAAAATATCAGATGTGGGGCTATTTTCGGAAAAGCTGGAGGTTACAGTCACCCATACTGCGAGCACTTTGGAGCACGAGATTAAAGATTCTATTAAGCGTCTAATGGGTAAGGTCAACCAGGTTGAGGACGCTGAGTTTGAAGAGATTATGGAGGTTTCTAATGGCGACGAAGAAGGACCCGAGATTAGCGAGAGCGGGAGTGGCGGGGTTCAACAAACCCAAGAGAACGCCGAGCCATCCTAAGAAGAGTCATGTGGTGGTTGCCAAAGAAGGGGACAAGGTAAAAACAATACGTTTTGGTCAACAGGGCGTAACGACAGCGGGAAAACCAAAAGCGGGAGAGTCGGCCACGCAGAAGGCAAGGCGTAAGTCCTTTAAAGCCCGTCACGGGCGCAACATTGCCAAGGGCAAGATGAGCGCAGCGTACTGGGCGGATAGGGTCAAGTGGTAGGGAGGACCTACGATGCCAGACGAACCCATGCGCGTTCGAGAAAACAGTGCAGTCGATCTCAGCCTGAAGAACTTAATTACGGTCATTGGTGCCGTAGCTGTAGGGGTTTGGGCGTTCTTTGGGATACAAGAACGGCTGAACGCGATTGAGACGAATTTTAAGCTGATCGAGAAAGACCTGGAGAAGAACACAGACTTCCGTATCCGCTGGCCGTTAGGTGAGCTAGGTGCCCTACCTGATGACTCGGAGCAGTTTATGCTCATCAACCACCTGACGAAACAGGTGGAGAAGATGGCCGTTGAGCTTGAGACGGGTCGGCACAACACGATTAACATTGACCGTTTACGTGAGGATGCACGTAAGATGGAGATGGAGATAGATAACTTAAAAGAACAGGTTCTTAGGAACAGAGTGGAGTAGTTATGCCCAGTATAGAGTTGGTTATGGATTTTGAATGCTTGAAGTGTATGAAGGAGTTAGAAGATTCCTATGATTTAGAAATACACATGGGTGCAGAGGGTCATCCTTATTTGGTTTTACACGACGAACGTTTAGTTTGGAGTATCACTCCTATAGAGGCTGTTCCAGCAGGCGACGGCTACTATCACAAAGCACGTAGAAAGGGTGGAAACGCCCCGTATGATCTTTTGGATTTTGCCAAAGGGTTTTCTAAGGAGTCTATATGTGAATTTACGGTTATTGAGGACACTTCGCTAAAGGGAGTATTCATTGAGATAGACGATTTCCGTCGTGTTCGGCCAGAGGAGGAGCAGCCGTTTGAGGAAGATTATATGTCTCTTGAAGAAGGACTCCGACAGATAGACGATCTTACAATTTACTTTGACCCCGTTGACCAAGATTTGATAGACCGTGGGTTCTTTTCTCAAGATCAGTTAGGCCAATAACTACAAGGAGTTACTATGTACGAGAAACCGACACTACGCATTATTAACCTGAGTTGTGAGATCAGTGCCTACGCACCGGACGAGGAGCCTCTGTTCTAATGAAGGGCGTGGCACATTATAAGAAGGACGGAACGAAGTGGGCTGGGGGGACACACAAGATGCCGAACGGTGCGTTGCACTCCGGCAAGACTCACGGCAAAACCAGCCAGAAGTTGTTTCATTTCGGGGAGCTATCCAAGACTGCACAGAAGAAGGCCAGGAGTCGCAAGACGAAGTAGCGAGGTAGCCTTGCGGTACATTACTTACATTACGGAAGTCAGCTTCAAAACTATTGATGGGCATTTCTGCTCCCACGATAGCAATAGCGGTTTGGGCTGGGACCCTTGTGAGTATTGTAAGCCTAAGGATATAACCCTGATTGGGCATTGGGATGTTGATTCTACGATTCAGATAGCTAGGCAGTCGGATCTTGGGATGTACCAAGGCGTAGCTACAAAAGAGCTACTGATTCAGTATTCTGCGATAGATCAGACGGGTAAACGGGTGCCTCCTAAAATGCTGGAGCATTATAGTGAGGGATTTGAAGGCCCTGCTGAGTTCGTGGTAACGATTGATGATAAATACCAACCTTTAGGCGAAGAAATTGTCAATGAGTGAATCCACCCCAGGCCGTTCTACGTATAATGGAGGTAAGACCCGTGTTACAGACTCTTCTGTTTTATCTTCCAAACTTACTCCTCAAGACTTACAAGATTTACTGGCGCTCCTTCCTACTATGGTTCCTGCCGAACGCCAAACGCTTCTCCAAAAGCTCCAGAAGTTTGAAGAGCTCCAGGCTAGGGAGACGGCGCAGACCGATTTTTTGTCTTTTGTGGGGCGGATGTGGCCTGAATTTATTATGGGCCGCCACCATAAGAAGATGGCGCGTGCTTTTGAACGTGTGGCTAACGGAAAATGCAAACGCCTTATCATAAATATGCCACCTCGCCATACGAAGTCAGAGTTTGCTTCTTATTTATTGCCCGCGTGGTTTTTAGGCCGTTTTCCGCAGAAAAAAGTTATCCAAACCTCTCATACTGCAGAATTAGCGGTTGGTTTTGGTCGAAAAGTACGAAATTTAGTCGGTCAAGATATTTATGTTGACTTGTTCCCAGATACTGCGCTACAGGCAGACTCCAAAGCTGCCGGAAGATGGAACACATCCAAGGGCGGCGACTACTTTGCGATTGGTGTAGGGGGCGCAGTCACTGGGAAGGGTGCCGATTTGCTCATTATCGACGACCCTCACAGTGAGCAAGAGGCTACTCTGGCCGAACACAGTCCCGAAATCTACGACAAAGTGCATGAATGGTACACATCCGGGCCTCGCCAAAGGCTGCAACCCGGTGGAGCCATCGTAATCGTGATGACTCGGTGGAGTAAACGCGATCTAACAGGCCAAGTGGTCAAATCTAGCCTTGAAAGAGAGGGGGAAGAGTGGGAAGTCATCGAATTTCCTGCAATTATGCCCTCTGGTAACGCACTTTGGCCTGAATTTTGGCCGATGGACGAGCTTAGTAAGCTCCGAAACGAACTTCCACACTCAAAATGGATGGCACAGTACCAACAAGACCCCACAGCGGAGGGAAGTGCCATCGTAAAGCGGGATTGGTGGCGTTGTTGGGATGAAGAGAGCCCTCCAGCGCGCAATTTCACCTTAATGTCGTGGGATACGGCGTTCGAGAAGAACAATCGGGCGGATTACAGTGCTTGTACGGTATGGGGGATCTTTTATCGGGCTGAAGACGAGACTCCTGCTGCAGATTCAGAGACAGAGGCGCTTCGTAACAAAGCTAGGACAGGTGTCCCACAAGCAAATATCATTCTGCTTAATGCTTACCGTGATCGGTTGGAGTTTCCAGAGCTGAAACGCAAAGTCATGGAGGAATATAAGGGTTGGGACCCCGATAGCGTTATTATTGAGAAGAAAGCGAGCGGTGCGCCTTTGATTTATGAGTTACGCTCTATGGGGGTACCTGTGCAGGAGTTTACACCGACACGGGGCAACGATAAAATTTCGCGTCTAAATGCGGTGTCTGACATATTCGCTTCAGGACGGGTGTGGTACCCGCCACGAAGATGGGCAGAAGAAGTCATCGAAGAAGTTGCGAGCTTCCCTGCTGGAGAACACGATGACTATGTGG